CAAGACCTAGTCCTCGGGCGAGCGCCACTCCATGGAGACGATCGACGAGAGCGGGCCAGCGATTACGCGAGGGAAGTTGCCGTCGAGCGTGGCCGTGAACCAGTGCTGCCCGGTGACCACCAAGTCGGCCGTTTCGGCCGCGAGGTCGATCGCGAGCGAACCCACCCTGATCTCGAACGGATCGGTCTGGCTCACGAGCCACAGCCGGTCGACTTTGTCGGTGGGAATTTCCACGGTTCCTCCTCGGGTAGCAGAACCTGCGACCGTAGACGCACCTCGCCGTAATCGCCCGGCCCGGTCGAACGGGTGCTCGTGAGTAGATCCCCCTACTGGCACCGCCGGGGCGTTCTGTCAGGGTCGATCGCATGAACAACACCAACAACACCAAGAAGTCCACCGCCCGCAAGGCCGCACCGGCCAAGAAGGCGACCACCAAGAAGGCCGCACCGGCCAAGAAGGCCGCACCGGTCAAGGCGACCACGACGCCGCTGACCGATGCCGACGCCAAGAAGATCGTCGCCCTCCAGGCGGCGGTCACCAAGGCGACCGACGCCTTCGAGGCGGCGGTGGTCGATCAACTCCGGGCGGGCGTGTCACCCACGGCCCTCTCGAAGGCGCTCGACATCGCCAACTCCAGCGTGCGCCGGATCGGCTGGCGGGCCGGGTTCAACGAGCCCACCGCCGACTGGTACAAGGCGGGCTGACACTTCACCAACCCACAACCCAACGCCGCCCCGCTCGCATGAGCGGGGCGGTGTCGCGCCCGGCCACGGTTCGATCGTGGCCGGGCGTTGTGCGTCTCACCACTTGCGGGATCGTCTGCCCATCCGGCGCAGCGCCCGTCGTCGTGCCGACAGTGGTGCCCCCAGCCGACTGTTGCACGACACGCACGCCGCTCGGAGGTTCGTGCGTGCGTGCGTGCCGCCGTCGATCAACGGCGTGATGTGGTCCACGGTCGTCGCCGTGCCACGACAACCGGCCAGGCGGATCTCGCACCGGTAGCCCGCCTCGGCCAACACGACCGGGCGGGCGATGACGTACTCCCGGTCCTTGTACGGGTCACGCGCTGACATCGGCGAGCAGATCGACTTCGCTGCCGTTGAGGTTCGGCCGGCGTCCGGTGATCCGCTGCCAACGCATGACCGCCACGTCGACGAAGGCGGGCTGCAGTTCCATCGCAGCGCACCGTCGGCCGGTGACCTCCGCCGCGGCGATGGCGGTGCCCGACCCCGAGAACGGCTCGTAAGCCCACTCGCCGTCGCGCAGGTGCCACGAGTACGGGTCGGTGACCAACTGCACCGGCTTCACCGTCGGATGGCTGTCGTCCTCGGGCCGATCGAGCTGCCACAGGTTCGGCTGGTCCTTCGGGTTGCGTCGACGCACGGGCGGCTGTCGACCGACGCGCCACCCGTAGGCGGCGGGCTCCACCTGGCTGAGGAAGTGCTCTCGTGTCAGGTAGGCGTGACCCTTCACCCAATAGACCGTCTGGTGCCACAGCAGCCCGTTCGACTCCCACGCCTCGCGCACCAAGTCGGCGCGCTTCGATGCGTGCCACTGGTACACGAAGCACTCGTCGTGAAGGTGCCGCACCGCCTCACGCACGAAGTCGACATAGAAGCCCGAGTCGGGTGGCGGGTCGTGGTAGGTGTCCGACCAGTCCTTGCGGCCCATGCCCGACCGGTTGCCGCCGCTGTAGTCGACGAGGTACGGCGGGTCGGTCACCATCGCCCGAGGCGTGATGCCATCCAACAGCCGGTCCACGTCATCGGCCGACGTCGCGCTGCCGCACAGCAGCCGATGGTCGCCCAACTCCCACAGGTCACCGAGCGCGCTGCGTGGCTCGGGCGGTGGTTCGGGCACCACGTCGTCGGGGTCATCCGGTGTCGCCCACCGCTTCAACAGTCGGGCGAGGTCGGCCTGGTCGTAGCCCGACCCGATGAGCCCGGCGTCAGTGACAGACAACGACGCCAACAGGTCCGCAAGCGCGTGGCTGTCATAGACCGCATCGTCGGCAGTCCGGTTGTCGACCAACAACAGGCGCGCCGCCTCGTCGTCGTCGACATCGAGCCACAACACCGGCACCGTGGTCGCACCACGATCACGAGCGACACGCGTGCGGTGGTTGCCCGCGATGATGCGCCGGGTGGACGCCTGCACCAACACCGCCCCGTAGAACCCGTGCGCATCGAGTGACGCAGCGATCGCATCGACATCACCGCGGCGTGGGTTGTCCGGATGCTCGCTCAGTTGGTCGATCGGGAAGGCCGGGTCGTAGCGCTGACCCAACGTGTCGACTGCCACACGATGATCGTAGGACCACCCACCCCCACCGCCCGCTGGGTGTGCGCAGGTCGACCACACGACCACCCGTGGCGCACCGCACACGGAACGGACAGAAAACGCAACCTGGCGCATCCTGTGGCGACTGGTGAGCAACGGGCAGGACACCGCCAACCCGCCCACCGTTCCCTGTCGGCAGTAGCCCGTCTCACCTCGTGCGCATGTTTTTCCGCGCGAACTCGAAAACTCGCCGGGCGAAGCCGAACGGCACCGGGGAGCGGTCAGCGTGGCGCGAGGTGGACCAGCAGCTCGACGCCGAGCCAGCCCACGAGCCAGGTCGCCAACGCCAGCACGGCAACGCCCACGACGGCACCGACAACCGTGCCGAACGGGCGCGACTCGATGAGACGACGACGACAGGACCGGGCCATCGGGCAAGACTTGCGCGCGATGCAGCGCGACCCGCCCGCATGGTTGAGCGCCGACGCACGAGCGGTCTGGGACCAGATCGACGCCGCCATCCGTGACACCGCCGAGCCCGACGCGCTGGCGGTGTACTGCTGCGCCGTCGCCGACTACCAGCAAGCCCAGCGGCTGCTCGATCAGTCGGGGCCGCTCATCCGCAACCAGCGCGGCGCGATGGTGCGGAACCCGCTCAACATCGTGAAGTCCGACAACGCCCAGGTGATCCGCCAGCTCGGCCGACAGCTCGGCATCGTCACGACACCGACGCGCCCGACCGAGGCGGCGACGGCGGGCTACCGGAACCGTGCAGCGGTGGAGCGCACCATCACGGCGCTGCGTGCCGGTGGCCGAGTCGAAGAGGTCGACGCAGCTGCGGCAGCGCTCGCCCGCCACCTCGCCACTGCGCTCGACATGGTGGATCCGGCCCGCTACCCGGCGCAGACCGCCAGCCTGGCGCGCAGCCAGCTCGCCGCGCTGCGGGTGCTGCGCGGGCTCGACGACGACCAGACTTCGGGCGGTGTCGATGAGCTGCTCGCCTACCTGTCGGCCCCGCTGGGCGACAGCCCGCAGCCCTGACCGCCCGACGATCGGCGGTCGATGGTCACGACTCGCGCACGTCATCGGTCAGCCGTTCATGCCGTGGCAGGAGCTGGTCAGTGACGTCGCGGGCGAACTCGACGAGTCGACCGGTCTGCCCGCCTACCGGGAAGTGCGTGTCAGCGTGCCTCGTCAGTCGGGCAAGACCACGCTGATCCTCGTGGTGGAGGTCGACCGCTGCATCGCCTACGGCCCCGGTCAGCGCGTGCTGTACGCCGCGCAGGACCGCAACAACAGCCGAGCGAAGTGGGAGGAACAGGGCGACGCACTGAAGCGCACACCGCTCGGTCAGGCGTTCCGCCAACGACGGCAGACCGGCATGGAGCGCATGGTGTGGCCCGCCACCGGCTCGACCATCGGCATCACCGCCTCGGGCGAGTCGTCAGGTCACGGCCAGACCCTCGACCTCGGCGTCATCGACGAAGCCTTCGCGCAGTCCGACGAGCGGCTCGTGCAGGCGTTCCGCCCGGCGATGATGACGCGCCCCGCAGCACAGCTCTGGATCCTGTCGACCATGGGCACCGACGAGTCGGTGTTCCTGCATGACCGCATCGACGACGGCCGGGCCCGAGTCGAAGCCGACGAGCGGTCCGGCGTGGCGTTCTTCGAGTGGTCCGCCGAGGACGACGACGACCCCGACAACCCCCAGACGTGGTGGGGTTGCATGCCTGCGCTCGGCCACACCGTCACCGAGGCGACCATCCAGGCCGACCACGACACGATGCAGCCCGACGAGTTCGCCCGGGCGTACCTCAACCGGCGCACGCAGGCCGGTCGCAGCGTGATCGACGCGCAGGCGTGGCAGTCGGTGCGTGACCCGACGAGCCAGCTGCAGGGTCTGCCGTGCTTCGCTCTCGATGTCACGCCAGATCGTGCGTGGGCTTCGATCGGTGTGGCGGGCTGGCGCGCTGACCGTCGGGTCCACGTCGAGGTGGTCGAGCACCGGCCCGGCACCGAGTGGATCGCCGACCGGCTGCTCGAGCTCGACCGGGCGTGGCACCCCTGGCCGGTCATCATCGACCCGGCCGGGCCTGCCGGTTCGCTGCTCGTCGACCTCGCTGCGTTGGGCGTGCGAACCGAGACGGTGAGTGCGAGGGACTACGCCGCAGCGTGCGGCCAGTTCTACGATGCGGTCGTGGGAGCCAGACCGGGCGTCGCGCACCTCGACCAGCCGGTGCTCAACGTCGCCGTCGGTGGGGCACGCAAGCGGGTCCTCGGTGATGCGTGGGCGTGGGCTCGGAAAGTCGGCGGAGACGTGTCGCCGCTCGTTGCTGTCACGCTCGCCCGGTACGGGCTCGTGAAGGCGGGCGACGCACGACCCCAGATCCTGTGAGCCGTCGTGCATGTGCCCCCTCTCATGGTGCAGCTGGTCGGGCTCGTGCTGCTGTGCATCGGCATCGGACTCGCCAACGTGCCCGCAGGTCTCGCCTCGTTCGGGTTCGGCCTGATCGTGTTCGGGACGGCGGGCGAGGTGTCCAAGCCGGAGATCGAACCCAAGGACGGTGAGTGATGGGCCTGGCCGCGCTGCTGAACCGATCGACACCACCCGCACCGGTCCCCGTTGACGGCGGCGGCGGCGGGCTCATCGGCACCTACGTCACCGACACCATGCCGGGGTTCCCGGCGTCGACTCGTGTGCTGCCGCCACCGAACGAGACCAGCGCGCTGAGCGTCCCGGCGTTCTGGCGTGGTCACGCCTACGTCTGCGGGTCAATCGGGATGCTGCCGGTGACCGCATGGCGCGAGACCGACCAGCTCGACCCGCAGCCACCGGTGATCCGCCAGCCCGACCCGAACCAGACGCCGATGGCGTTCTGGTCCGGTGTCGCCTCGGCGCTCACGCTGTACGGCAACCACGTCGCCGTCGTGCAGGCGGTCGACCGGCTGGGTTACCCGACGGCGCTCACGCCCGTGCACCCGCTGCTGTGCGCCGTGAAGTTCATCGGCAACCCGTCGAACCCGCTCGTGGGCGGCTGGTACATCGCCGGGAAGTTCTACGACCCCGCCCAGGTGTGGCACGTCAAGAGCCACCTGTCGCGCACCGGCTGGCCGCTCGGTCGTGGACTGCTCGACGCCGTGCCCGACGGGATCGCACAAGCGCAGGCGTTGCAGGACTACGGGTCGCGCTACTTCAACTCGGGCGGCATGCCGACCGGCATCCTCCGCATCCACCGGCCCGAAATCACCCAGCAGCAGGCCGACGACGCCAAGGCCAACTGGATGCAGAAGTTCTCGGGCACCAACGAGCCCGCCGTGCTCAACGAGCTGACCGACTTCACGCCCGTCGCCTACAAGCCGGTGGACTCCCAGATGATCGAAGCCCGGCAGCTGTCGCTCATCGAGGTCGCGCTCATGTGGGGGATGCCGCCGACGAAGCTCGGTGCGAACACGGGCGGCGGCACCTACCGGAACGCCGAGATGGAAGAGATCCAGGCACGCAACGATGCGGTCGCTCCGTGGACTGCGCTGCTGGAACAGGCGGTGAGCTTCGACCTGTTGCCTCGCGGTCAGCACGCAGAGTGGAACCTCGACGCCAAGCTCCGAGCCGACACGCTGTCCCGCTACCAGGCATGGCAGATCGCCCTCGGCGGGCCCGGCCCTCAGTCGGCGTGGGCGCTCGTCGACGAGGTGCGCGCTGCGGAGAACTTCGACCCGATGGCCGACACCATCGAAGACCTCGCCGCCGAAGCCGCAGCCGACGAAGCTGCCGAGGACGACGAGCCCGACGCACTCAACCCCGCACCGGTCGCACAGTCGACCGGCAACCTCACGACCGGAGGATGACCATGGCCGAATGGGATGCCAGCTACGTCAACGACCTGCCCGACTCGGCCTTCCTGGTCGTGCTGCCGGGCGGTCACAAGGACGCCGAAGGCAAGACGCTGCCACGCACGAACCGGTACTTCCCGGTGCGCGACGCCACCGGCAAGGTCGACGCTGCGCACCTGCGCAACGCGCTGAGCCGGATCCCGCAGTCCACGACGCTGAGCGCCAACCAGCGCGAGTCGGCGATGGCCCGGGCGAAGGACCTCGCCAAGAGCCACCAGTCCGTCGGCGGGCCAGCGGGCACCTACGAGGGCAGCGCGGGGTCGGGTCGCTCACGCCCGGCGTCGGACGTGTTGGTGGCCGAGATGATGGGCGACCAGTTCCGTGACTTCGCTTTCCCGATCGAGTGCCGGGCCGAGGGCGACGGGCGCACGCTCGTCGGTCGTGCCGTGCCCTACGGGGTGGCAGCGCAGGTCGGCAACTTCGCCGAGCGCTTCATGCCGGGTGCGTTCGCCAAGCAGATCGCCTCGGGCACGATCGGCCGAGTGAAGGTCTACGAGAGCCACCACGCACGTCTGGAAGGCGCGCCGCCCATCGGTAAGACCGCCGAGCTGCACGAGCGGCAGGACGGCGCATACGGGGCCTGGCCGCTGTTCTCGACGAGTCGCGCTGACGACGCGCTCGAACTCGTCCGGTCGGGTGAGGTCACCGGCCTGTCCGTCGGGTTCCGAGCGACACCCGGTGGCAGCGTGCGCGGGCCCGATGGTGTCATCGAGCGGCGAGTGGCCCACCTCGACCACATCGTCCTGACCCACGAGCCCGCCTACGCCGAGGCCGGTGTGGTCGCCGTGCGCAGCGAGGCGCAGCCCGTCACCTCGTACCGGTCCGACTTCGACCGGCTCATGGCTGCCGTGCACCCCGACTGAGGTCTATCCTCCGGCTCAGAAGCGACCGACCCCGTACAGCACTCGGACCCCGCCGACGGGCGGACCCCGACCGTGACGGACCCGGCGACAGGTGACCATCCTGCGCCGCGTGTCCCGCGGCCAGTGACCGAGAGGGGGCCGTGATGCCCAACCGTCTACTGGAACGCCTCGGTGCCGACTTCGACACCATGGGCGAGCAGTACGAAGCCATCCTGAACCGGTGCGCCGACGAGGCGCGCGACCCGAACGAAGCCGAGACCGGCATCCTCGACGGACTGCGCAGCCAGATGGCACCGCTGTCCGAGCGGATCATCGAGCTGCGTCAGGTCGACGACGCACGCGCAGCGACCGCGCTGGCGATGACGCCCGTGCCCGAGCTGCAGAACACCGACGGGTCCACGACGCCCGTCGTGCAGGTTCGCTCCGAGCCGGAGGTGTACCGGCCCGACGGCGACGACTTCTTCTTCCGTGACCTGTTCGAGTCGCAGATGGTCGGCGACGTGGAGGCGCGTGATCGCCTCGACCGCCACAACCTGCAGACCCGGGCGGCGGCGACCTCGGGCGGATCGGCCGGCGTCATGCCACCGACCTGGCTCGTGTCGGAGTTCGCCGAGCTGGCGCATGGGTCACGGCCCGCCGCTGACACCTTCCGCCGCATCCCGATCACCGACGCCAAGCCGGTGACCATCGGCCTGCAGGTGACGGGCGCAGTGGTGGCCGATCAGGTGAACGAGAACGACCCGCCGACCGACGGTGCCTTCACGGCGAACACGTTGGTCACGGTGCCCAAGACCAAGACCGGCAAGGTCGATGTCTCGCGCCAGCTGCTCGACGGGTCGAACCCGGCGATTGACGGCCTGATCTTCACCGACTGCATGGGCGCATACGCCGAGAACATCGAGCAGATGTGCTGGACCGCCATGGCCGCAATGGTCGTCGGCAACCTCGCTTACAACGGGACGCTGGACCTCACCGTCGCCGGTAACAACATTCCCGACGGCATCATCATCGGCGGCACCAACGTCCGCACGAAGCGCAAGAGCGCGCCGACCGTGACGCTCATGTCCGAGAACATGTGGGGCAACGCCCTGCTGGAGAAGGACACGCAGGGTCGCCCGCTCGTCGTGTCGGGCTGGGCGGGGCCGCAGAACGCCCGAGGCATCGGCGACGCGCTCACCTACGGCCACGTTGCCGGTCAGCTCGCCGGGCTGCCGGTCGTGCCGTCGTGGGCGGGCCTCGACGTGATGTACGTCGTGAAAGCCGACGACGTGCTGCTGCTGGAGTCGTCGGCGTTCAACTTCCGCTACGAGGAAGTCCTCGGACCCGAGTCGATCCGGCTCGGCGTATGGGGCTACGCCGCCATCGTCACCGACCGCTACCCGAAGGCGTGGGCGAAGATCACCGTCACGCCGCCGACGGCCGGTCTGCCCCTCGATGTCGAGCCGCAGAGCCCGGCCGAGCAGGCTCAGTCCGAGCAGACCGAGCCGACCCCGAAGAACGGGGGCCACAAGTAGTGGCCGAGTGGCCGACGCATGAGGAAGTGCTGCAGCTGCTGCGACTGCCTGACGCCTCGTCCGATGACGACGTGGTCGAGTGGGCGCGGCTGGCGGGCATCGACTACTGCGTCGGCCGCATCGACCCGAACTACTGGAGCGGTGCCGACCCCGGCACCGCTCCAGTGGCCGACGCCATCCACCAGGCCGCGCTGTTCATGTGCGCCCGCTTCTACCGTCGGCGCGACAGCCTCGACGGGACGATCGGGTGGGGCGAGATGGGCGTGGTGCGCGTCGGCATCCAGGACCCCGACGCCGAGCGACTGCTCGCCCGGTTCCTGCCGGTGGTCATCGGATGAGCTGGGACCGGACGCCCGTGGCGAAGGCCCTCGTGGTCGCCATCACGGCCGAGCTCGAAGCGCAGGCCATCGAGGCGGCGGTGCTCGACCGGCCCGTCTACAGCGTCAACCCCGACGCCATCGTCATCGGTCGACCGAGCGAGGTCCGCTACGGCGCGGCTGCGTTCGGCATCGACGAAGCGAACCTGCCCGTCCTCTGCCTGGCAGGTCCCGAACAGGACGACACCGTGACCGAGCTGATCGGCGTCGTGCGTGCTGCGTGCGATGCCGACATGACGCTCGGCGGGGTCGTTCAGTACATCGACTGCACGGGCGAGCGCGCGTGGCGGTCGATCAACGTCGGAGGTGCCGACTACCTCGGTGCCGAGGCACAGCTACTGATCCAGATGTGAGAGGCAACCATGAGCACAGCGACCAAGGAACACGACGACACCACCGAAGCAACACCGACCAACGGCGGCAACGGGGACGTGCCGACGCTCACCGCTGCGGGCGACCCGTCACCTGTGCCCGGTTCGCCGCTCATTCTCAACGACGCCTACTTCGACCTGACCGGCGTGAACCTGCGCTGCTTCGTGAAGCACATCGAGGTCGTGCCCGAGAACAAGCTCGTGACGATCACGACGTTCTGTGCCGAGACGGACTATCCGGGCGTGACGAAGTGGCACCTGCGCGTCACGTTCGCGCAGTCCTTCGACAACGGGGCGGTGTACGCCACGCTGCAGGCCGCATATCAGAACTACGTCGGCTCGGGCGTGTCGGTGCCGTTCACTGCTCGCCCCTATGCGTCGAAGACGCCGAGCGCGTCGAACCCGATCATCTCGGGCAACGCGATCCCGCAGCCCTTCGAGCTGCTGGTCGGTGACGCCGGGGCCAGCTCCGAAGTCAAGATCGACTGGAACCTG